GGCATACTCGATCTTGCCGTCGAAGTCTGGGCCGTCGATGGACTCGAACATCTTTTGCGTGAGGGAGTGTATCTCATGGCCGTAGTACTCGTGGTTACCAGGGACGTAGATGACCTTGATGAACCGGTCTTTCAACCAGCCGAGGAAGGGAATCAGTTGTTGGGGTTTGGAGCTGATGTCGCCGGCGAGAACAAGGATGCTCTCTGAATCGCGCGGGTCAGGAGGTACATAGCTGAGAGCTAAGAATTCTTCTCGTTGGCCGAGGAGTTGTTCGAGATGTAGGTCGCTAAGGACTCTGATATATTTTGGTTTCATATTCACTTATATATTTTGGTTTCTATCACATTCCTATGCAAGGTAAACCAATTGTCGACACAATGTTTCAACTGAATTACCGAACCCGGTTCTTTCAGATGTTCCATTACTTCAACCACGCGCACAACAGCGGCAGCTTCTTTTCGAATCGCGTCTCGCCTTGCGGCATAAACGGAGAAGTCATACAGTTTCACGGTCCCCTCCTTATCTTGTTACTCAAGATATTTATGGCGCGGGTGTGTCTGCCTCTGGATTTTCTGGTTGAGCTGTAGGTACAATTTCTTTGACGAGACCATCGCCTTCGATTACGACTTGCGAACCATTGCGCATCAGCTGCACACGTTGCATGATGATCTGTTCTGCTTGATGGCGAACATGATCTGGTTCCTTATCGAACGCTGCCAAAGCCTGCACGATTTTATACGCTGCTTGCTGCGTCATTTCGTTGTATTGTTTCGCGGTCTTCATGTGTTTTCTTTACCTTGAGTTTACGTGACGCGGCACGATCGATAGCCCGCATTTGTTTCTTTTGCTTTTTCGCTACTTTGGCTTTGTGCAACACGTAAGCATTGAACCCACGTCGGACCATGTAGCTCCGAATAATATGTAGCACAAGCAGAACTGACGAAAAGAAAAGATTCTGAGAGAACGATTGGTCTTCGAAAATAACCAGCTGTGCGGCAACAGTCAGGAAAAAGCCGATCGCATTACTTACGAGCGACTCTACTAGAGATGCGATTCTTGTTTGCGAGTGGTGTTTCATTTGGTTTCTCGTAGTAAATTTCGAGCTTGAAGATGGTTGTGCCGAGTTTGTAATTCGCATAGAATGCTTCTTGCGGTCGGCCCCAAACCTTTTTCTGATCTTCGACTTCGTTAAGCTCAAACCTGTATCCGGCATCGCGGTGTTTCTTGATGTTCATCTTCTTGAACATCTTCATTGCGTGTGGTAGGCTAATGAGCCAGCTGATGTGGGGTTTCATATTATTTACCGATGATCCAAATAAAATTCACCGGTCCGCTCGGACCGGTGAAACTGCGTGATTAGATTTCTACGAGCTTGTCGTCGCGAATGTGCTGGAACGTGCAGAACCGCAGTGATGCAACAGTCTTGCTCTTCGAGCGAGTTACGTCTTGGTACTGAATCACGACGGTCGCGGCTAACCACTTTGCAGGGTTTGCTTTCATGTCAGCGCGATCAGCATCGTTGAAGCCGGAGCCGACGTTGAACTCAACGCGCTCGCCGCTTTCCAAGAACGCCACGCAGTTCACACCACCAACAGTATCGGCCAAACGAGTTTTGACTTTGCCGTTGTAGAAACCAACGATGCGTGCGTCGACGTCATAGAACCGTTTCACTTTGCACCAAGCAAAGGAACGATCCCAGCAGTAGACGGCAGTCAGTTCTTTGAGGATCAGGCCTTCTTGTCCCAACACGTCAATGACGTAGTTGCACCATTCGGTCATTTCCTGGTAGTTGTTGACGATCTTGCTTTCTGACAAAGTCACTTTTGGATCTGGCAAACCAGTCAACGACTTGACGTTCATCAAGACTTCTTCGAGCGCTGCACGATTATCTTCCATCGTGATTTCAGTTTTCTGCGCGATCCATTCCGTCAGTGGCATCATGAAGAAGCAACGCAGCTTCAGAGCCTTCTTGGCTTTGTCGTTGCCGGCCTTCTTGGCGTTGATCGTTTCGGTGAAGTCCGATGCGAATGCTTCGCCATCCATGATGAAGTCGTAGCCGACGATCTCGCGGATGACGGCGAGTTCACCATCGAACAGACCGTTCAGATGCTCTGATTCTTTGCCGCTTCGAGCGCGGTATTCCACAGGACGATCTGCGCGAACAATGGCGATGGTGCGTTGGCCGTCGTACTTGACATCACCGAGGCACGGGAATGTAACGTACTTTTCGAAGTCGTCAGTGTCTTCGCACTTGTCGGCGAGCATCACTTCAAACGTGGCGATCTTTTGTGCCGGCCAAACCTTGTTGAAGGTGTCAGCGGAGAATCCGCCGCGCGGATCTTTGTCGATCACACGCTCGAGGTACGATGCGGTTTCTTCGGTGAAGTTCGACAGTGCACGGGTGACAGAGGCACGAGCCGCGTCGCCGGTAACATTGCGCGAGAGCAAGTCGTCGAGCATCATGAAGAATGGAGTGAGGTCACTCGCATCTTCAGCTGCGTACGATGTTGGGCGGTCAAACTTCTTTACACCGAACACCTTGTACGGGTCCATGGCGTAGTCCATGAGACGACGGCCGGTTTCGTTCAGCTTTGCAAGTGATACTTGAATTGCTTTCTTCGAACCAGCTCCGCCTGCGGCTTCGCATTCTTTGAGAATGTTTACAAAATTCATGTGGTCTCCAATTGAGTAGGAGTAGATTATACCACGTTAAATGTCGATTCGCGGTCCGCCGCCCAACCAATTTTTGATTCGTTGACGGAGCGTAAACATTGCATCCGAAACGTTCTTGTTCATCGGACGCGATGCGCGCAGAACACGTTCCTGTGCTGCACTGGCTTTGATCTCGCGCATGACCTTAAATGATGCTGCGATGCGCTCGCCTTGATCCGACGAGAAAACCCTATTGCTGCTGCGGCCGTTCCAGGTGTCGGTAATGCAGTTTCGCGAGCCACTGCCAATCCAATACTCGATGCCGGTCCGGTTGTCGACGAGACAGTACGTGGTTTCAGTGAAACGATTTGGGTTATTTTCCAGCTCATCACAAAGTTCGTTTGCAGCATCTTCCATGAATTCGAATTTCATTTTAACTCCACTTAGGTTTTTGACGTGGCAGGTTACCGCCAGGAAATACGATGAAGAACGTGATGCACGGAACGAAGTTGATGCACCACCGGCGTTCTGCGCTCGAGTAGTGTGCACCGATCCAGAGACTTTCTTTGCGCACCAGCCAACCAGTCGTTGTCTGCGTTACTTTTTCCTTCACGCGACGATCCGGTCCACGTAGAATGTGTACACGTTTTTCGTCAGGTGCGACGAGGTGAAGTTTATTCTTGTCCATCATTTACTCCAGGATTTAATGAAAGCGGCGCCGACGTCGAGACTGACGAAGTTATCACCCTGCATTCCGAATTCGGAATACCCCACGGTGCCAAAACCAGATGCATAGCCGGCCCGCTTAAGATAATCTCTGAGTTCTTTCAGGAAACCTTTGTCTGTGTAGATGTAGCCATCTTTCTCGATGTCCCACGTCGCAGCGTCAAAGAAGACGCGCAGCTCACCAAACAACGCTCGCTCTGCTGAGCGGTTTACTTCGAGACCGGTAATCTTCACGGCCTTTTCCTGAAGCGACCACCACCCATCACCAGAAGTATTTAGCACTTCATCAGCGGAGCGATGCTCCACGATTGTGTCGTTAGCCATGATGTATCCTTGTTGGGTCAATGAATACATTATATCACGTGGGCAGAAATTGCACACTGGTTTGTGTGTAAATAAACCCTGCACTTCTATAATCGGAGAAACACCTTGAGTAAGAAAAAAATCCCAACACTGGTTGTCGAGTTCGCATGCGACTCAGGCAACTTCTGCTACTTGTCTGTCTTAGAGTATCGGAAAGAAAATTACCTTGTCATTGTTGACAATATCACGGAGGATTCAGTTGGCGCGTATGTGCTTGACTTTGCACAGCAGGAAGGGATTGACGTACAGCAGTTGATCACGATCGTAACCAGTTGGTTCTATCGCGGTTCGTACAAGTATCCACTGTCGTTTGAGTTCTCACGACTCGGCATGGCAATGCACACCAATCGTATCTACAAGAACTTTGAGTTGGCACACGTGACAAGGCTTATCGGAAATGATTTTAAGTACGACCTTGCGGCCGCACCTAAAATTAAACGTAGACGTGTCAGCATGATTCCGGCGGGTGTAGAAGTCACACTCCGCCGAAACTTGAAACCTGCTTAAGCTGCCACCGTTTTTGCAGTAACTGCACGTGGGCGAGCTGGCACAGCGATGTTAGCTTCGCGCATGCGCACTGCGTACCAACGCAGGCAGCCGGCAGTAGTCTTTGCAGCAGGGAACTGGCCCTTGATTGCTGCGAGCACTTCGTCGTAGCTCAGTGCAACATCGCCTTCGGTCTTGAGCAGCAGCGCTTCAGCAACCGAGCGAATAGTAATTTTCTTCTCGGTGGTTGCAGCAGGTACAACACGCTTGGCGCCGGTGTCGTCGAACACGGTGGCCAGTACGAGGCCTTGTGCATCAGCGATTTTGTTCAGGCGAGCGATCGCTTTCGAACGCTGCGAGAAGGTCTTCATCGAAGCTTCACCGCCAATGGCGTTGATCATCGAAACCAGGGTGGACATCGTGAAGTTGGTCAGGTTCAGCATGGTAATTTCCTTTAGGTAGTTGGCTTTGTGTTTGCCGGGTTGATGTAAAGATTATACCTGCAACCGCTAAACCTGTACAGCTTTATTTGCGTTTATTTGAACTTATTTTCAAGTAGCTTTTGTCCAGCCTTTAGTCTTCGCGATCGCCACTGCGAGCGTTGTCTGCAGATCGGTGTAAACGTCTTTGCCGTACAATGCAGCAAGACGCTCGAGATACTTCATCTTCTCTGCATCAGCTGGTGCACCAACGACAGTGTTCGGCTTCGAGATGTACATGCCGTACTCGACGTTGGTAGTGAAAGCGGGCATCACAGAAGTGCGCGGAATCCAAAACACCACGACAGTTGCCGAGTTCAATGCTTCCCATTCCCATTCGACCTGGTCGTCATACGTGAACTTCGGCGACCAGTCGGCATCTTCCGGAACCAGGACGGTTCCGGTAAATCCAAGTTGGCCCAACAGTTCAATTGCTTTCGGTCGCCACGACGGAACATCAGGGCTGCGGGGTGTTGGTCCTGCCAAGAAGATACTTTTCGGCAGGCGTGTGCGGGAGTATGCAACGTTCATCATTTAAATTTCACAATCGCTTCGGTAATTGCTGCTTGTGCTTCGTGGATACGAGCATCGGTACTGCGGTTCCAGCTTTGGTCGTTGTGTGACAGTGCGCGAGCCAAACGTTCCTGCGCGTACTGCAATGACTTGATTGCACCAGCTGGATCGCCAGCTGGTCGCCCAAGACGACCAGCCATTGCAAGAGCAAGCTTCGCCTGTTCGTTGCCGGATTCAGCCAACTGCTCCAGTGTGAAACGATAGATTTCTTCTGCGCAAGCCATTACTTCTCCTCGATGTTGTAGAGTTCCATCAACACACCTTGCAACCACACTTCAGCTTCCGCTTGCAGTTCCGGCGTTTTCTTGCGCATGGTCGACGACAAGATTTTCGCTTGCACTTCGTCGTCCAGGCTGATCAGCAACGCTTTCACTTCTTCCAGATCTTCTTTGCCCTGCTTGACGCTGAGCAAGTGTTCAGCGTTCGCGCGCGGGAACGTGATCTTTCCAGTGTCGAGCAATTCGATCGACTGCTGGTACACGCGCACAGCATGCGACAACGACTTGTAGTCTACATCGGTTTCAGCGGCAGCATTGCTGCGATCGCCAAACTGCTTGATGATCTTCTGAACCTGCTCGTACAGATGCAGGAGCGTAGTCGATTCGAGGTAGTTGCGGCCGTTCAGCTTCAAGCTGTTCTGCGGCTTCTTGCCGTTCGTCAACACTTCAGTATCCAGTTTGGCATCGCGTGCGATGTGGTCCAGGATTGTCAGACCGTTGTAAACTGTATCGAGTCGCGGAGTTTCGTCTGGACCAGATTCAAAAACCTTGATGTACTTGGCAACGACGTACAGAACTTCTTTCGCAGCATTCAACCGCTCACCACGACGAACGTAGTCGAACGTCTGCTTCATCGCGAAGCCAACCATCGAATACACTTCTGCGTTTGCAAACTTCTCGATCATCTGCTCGCACATCTCGCGGCCGTAACCAGGCTGACCGTTCTTCGCGTGAGCGAAAGCGATTTCCAGTGCGTACGTTTGGCCATTCACGAAGTCGCGAACGAACGTTTGCAACGGGAAGTATTCCGTCTCGACACCATTGTCGGGCATGGTGAAGCCATCGCCGATAGGATTGCCTTCAGCGTCGAAGCGATCTTTGTAGATCGACAACTTCTTGCCGAGCAACATGTCGGTAAGCGATGGAAGGTAAACAACCTTCTCGTCGGTGTCGGATGTGGGTGTGGAAGTACCGTACAGCTTCGAGCCGTAAACTACCTTGAACATATCTTTTTTCATTCGTCATCTCCTATGTCTTGACGTTTGCCCATGACGAAATCAATCATCCAGGTCATCCAGCTGACACGGTATCGTGTCTTTTGGTGTTCTTCTTGATACCGGTATTGCGTTGTGAGAATCAGTTCCATGTCATCATTCAGAAAACACATGGACCGGTAATGTGCAAATCCGGAGTTGACGCCCATCAAACAGTTGATCTGCTTGTTGGTCATCTCAGCGAAATTGATCTTGCCCAGATTGATATCGCGCTCGTTCAAAATCTCGTACATCTTTTTGAACTGGTCAGCTGCACGATTGTATTCTGGCAGGTCGTAATCCGGCTCGATGCCAAGTCGGCTCAAGACGATTGATCGGAAGTCTTCCATTGTATCTTTCAGAGTTGCGTGAATTCGTTTGGTTCGCTGCCACCATTGTAACTGACAGCATCGTGCACAATCTGGCTGATGCCGATCAAAGCAATTGGTATCAGTGTTATACATGCGAACCATGCAATTATGACTGCGTCTTCTTCACTCATAGTAATCCTTGTTAGATGTCAGATTATACCGGGTGTTCCGACAAATGCACAATCATAAACGACCCATCTCGATGAGATGTAATTGAAGGTGAACAACATAGCTGTATGCCAGCGCGTGGGATTTCTTGAATGAGTAACCGGTTTCGTCCTTAGCAAACAGAATCCGGCGAGCAGCTTCTCGATCGGTCTTGTATAGACCGGTGAAGTGTTTCTTACCAGGACGAATCAATGCCATGATGTCAGCCACCTCCATGATGGATCGTGGCTTGAGGTCAGACAGCAATGCACCATGCTTGCCGAGCTGAAAGATTTTCTCTTGTGCTGATGGGAGTTGGAGCAACGTCCAGTCGGGTTCCTTCTTCAGCAGGTCTTCAATCTCAGCGCGCGATGTAAAATGTTTGTAAACGGTAAGATTCAGGAAGTCGACTTTCAAATATCCGAAGTCTTCCGCTTGGTCATACGGGATCGCAGCGTAACCAGTAACTGGGTCCACTGCAATTCGTTGCGGGTACACACCACACGGGTGCGGTGACAGCTTGCCATCTTTCAAAACCATAGCACGAGGCCATGCAGGAAAGTAATGTTGCGGATCAAACCGGGTTTTATCTACGTCAATGTCTACATCCACTATCCACCTCCATTTTCCTTTCTGACCTGTTCAACCTTCACCAGCAGAATTATCTGTGGCACAGCTTCACGCCAACGTCGCATCAGAGACGGATCATCGCTCTCACAGAAGCGGGAATCAAACCAACCGCGTTTCACAGCGTAGTCGTTGAGGATGACGGTGTTAAAAACCTGGGAATAGAATCTTTTGGAATTCTCGTCCATGGATTCAAAAAGCTTGCGGGTCATAGATCAAGCTCCTTAGTTGCTTTAGAGAACTCGGTGAACAAAGCAATATTTTCCGGAGTCTGTTGGATCCGCATAATCATTGCACCCACCTGCACGCCACCCTCAAGCCGATCTGCCTCAGCAGTATCTCGACTGGACATGTACGCGCGGAATGCACCGCTTGCAACCAAGAACCATGGGGACAGTTTACGCTTCTGCACAAGGTCCAGAATCTTGATGACCCCGATTTGATCGAACACCTGCTTCGGCTCGCACTCGTATTCCTTGGCGTAGTCCATAATCACGTCAACCGAATTCAGGAACTGAACGGTTGGGCTTACGATCTTATCATATCCTTGGAGGTACATGGCGTACACATTGTCGCGGCACCAGAGCACTGGCTGGACATTAC